ATTCAGACACTCCTCAAATAGATACACCTCACTCAAGAAGAAGAGTATCTCTTGCGGATTATGAATTTGCTGATCTTATTGATCAACAAGACAAAGTAAGACTCTTAATTGATCCTACTTCATCTTATGCTCAAGCCGCTGCTATGGCAATGGGAAGAGCAATGGATGATGTGATTATTGCAGCTGCAACTGGTACTGCCTTTACAGGTGAAACTGGTGCAACTTCAACTGCGGCTCAAACAGCAATCGCTGCTGGTGGAGCTGGTTTAACAATTGCAAAATTAAGAACTGCTAAGCAGACTTTTGATCTAGCAAGTGTTGATCCTTCAATCCCAAGACACATCGTTGTGGGACCAGAGCAAATCACAAACCTTTTAGCAACAACTGAAGTAACAAGTTCTGATTTCAATACTGTAAAAGCATTAGTACAGGGTGAATTAGACTCGTTCCTTGGGTTTAAATTTACTGTATCAAACAGACTTGCAAAATCTGGTAATGACAGAACTTGCATAGCTTTTGCACAAGATGGTATCACACTTGGCATTGGTAAAGATGTATCAGCGAGAATAGACGAAAGAGCAGACAAATCTTACGCTACTCAAGTATACTACTGCCAATCAATCGGTGCTACTAGAATGGAAGAAGCAAAAGTTCTTGGTATAGTATGTCAAGAAGCATAATAGGAGAAATATATGACAACTAAAAATACAGACTTAGTAGCTAACTTTGAAGCTACTCCTCAAGTTGCAAATAGTGCTGCTGAATTAGCGGGTGTTCTTAGAACAGCTCATGGTTCAGTTGAACTTGCTGCTGGAGACAGTACTGATAACGACATTGTTATGTTAGCACCTATTCCTTCAAATGCTGCTGTACCAACTTTATTTGTTGGTTCAGACACATTTGGTGGTTCTTGCACATTCAATGTTGGTATCTATAAAACTGACGGAACAGTAAAAGATGAAGATGTTTTCGCAACATCAGTAGCTGACGCTGCCGCTATGGCAGATGTACGTTATGAAGCTGCAGATCTTAATACTGGTTCTCAAAAGTTATGGGAACTTGCTGGAGACAGTGAAGATCCAGGTGGATATTTCTACATAGCTATTACTTTTAATGCTACTGGCGGAACTGCTGGTACATTAAATTGGAATATTAGCTACGTTGTAGATTAATAGACAAAATTTTAGGGGGTGGAAGCGAGAGTGGAAACCCCCTAGAGTGCATGAAAAAGATACAAGATTTAAAACCTGTATTACATTTTAAAAAAGATAATTATGTATACAGATATGTGTTAGTGGATAGGTTTAAACATGATACTAAATATCATTATGGTTTTGACACTAAAGAAGAAAGAACTGAAGCAGAAATATTTGCTTTAGAAAAAGATAGACAGATAAGGCGAAAATATATTATAAGGAAGTAGTATGGCATCAGTAGTAGATATTTGTAATGGAGCATTAAATCAATTAGGTGCTACAACTATACTTTCACTTACAGAAGATTCAAAAAACGCTAGACTTTGTAACCAAAGATATACTCAAGTAAGAGATGGTGTGTTTAGATCACATCCTTGGAACTGTTTACAAAAAAGAGTTGAACTAGCAGCAGATACTACAGCTCCTGCTTGGGGTTTTAAAACCTCTTTTACATTACCATCAGATTGTTTAAGACTACTTAGAATATTAGATTATGAATCTAATTACAAAGTAGAAGGTAGAAAAATATTATCTAATACATCTAGTATGAAAATATTATACATTGCTAGAGTTACTGATCCTAATGAGTATGATGAATTATTAAGAGAAACTCTATCTGCTGCATTAGGTGCTGATATTGCTTTTGGAATTACTTCTAACAATCAAACAGCTCAAAATATGTATCAACTATTTCAAGATAAATTAAGAGATGCTAGATTTGTAGATTCAACTGAAGGTCAAAACGTAGATCAAGATCTAGGCATGACAGATGCTATAGACGCAGGTAGCTTTATTAACTCAAGGTACTAACCTATGGCTAGAGTTGCAGTTCAATTAACGAACTTTACAGGTGGTGAGCTATCTCCAAGATTAGATGGTAGAAATGATTTAGCAAAATATTCTTCTGGTTGCTCAACATTAGAAAACTTAGTAGTATATCCTCATGGTAGTGCAGCTCGTAGACCAGGTACAAATTTTGTAGCTGAAGTTGCAGATAGCACAAAAAAAACAAGATTAATTCCTTTTGAATTTTCTACAACACAAACTTATATGTTGGAATTTTCAAATTTAAAAATTAGAGTCTTTAAAGATAATGGTGCTGTACTAGAAGGAGACAAAACTATATCTGCAATTACTAAAGCCAATCCAGCAGTAGTAACAGCTACATCACATGGTTATGAAAATGGTGATGAAGTATTAATTAGTGGTGTTGGAGGTATGACAGAGGTTAATGGTAAAAGATTTTTAGTTGCAGATAAAACTACCAATACATTTGAATTACAAGATAAAGATGGAACTGATATAAATAGTTCTGGATTTACAACTTATACTTCTGGCGGTGTATCTAATAAAGTTTTTGAAATAACAACACCATATTTAGAAGCGGAATTATTTGATTTAAAATTTGCACAGAGTGCTGACGTTATGTACATTTGTCATCCAAATCATGAAGTAGAAAAATTATCAAGAACAGGTCATACATCTTGGACACTTACAGATGTAGATTTTACTAAAGGACCATTCTTAGATCCAAACACTACAGCAACAACACTTACACCATCCAATGCAGCAACAGGATCAAGAAATATTACAGCAAGTGCTACTACTGGAATAAATGGTGGATCTGGTTTTTTATCAACAGATGTTGGTAGACAAATACATTTTAATAGTGGTTATGCAACAATTACATCTATAACAAGTACTACAGTTGTGGTGGCTACAGTAACTGTAGCTTTTGCAAATGCTAACGCAATAACTAATTGGTTTCTTGGAGCTTTTTCTGACACTACAGGTCATCCTTCTTGCGTAACCTTTTTTGAACAAAGATTAGTATTTGCTGCAACACTAAATAATCCACAAACAGTTTACTTTTCAAAGTCTGGTGATTATGAAAATATGGATGCTAATCTTGGTGGAACGATTGCAGATGATGATGCAATTATTTATACAATCGCATCTAACCAAGTTAATGCTATTCGTTTTATGACAGCAACAAGAACTTTAATTATTGGTACAGCAGGTGGTGAGTTTGCGGTATCTGGAGGTGGTACAGATAGTGCTATTACTCCAACAAATATATTAATTAAAAAACAATCTAACCATGGTGCTGCAAACATAGATGCTATCTCTGTAGGTAACGCTACATTATTTTTGCAAAGAGCTAGAAGAAAAATTAGAGAACTAGCTTACAACTTTGATGTTGATGGTTATGTAGCTCCAGACATGACAATCCTTGCTGAACACATTACTGAGGGTGGTTTAACACAAGTAGCATATCAACAAGAACCTAATCAAATTATTTATGCTACTAGAGAAGATGGAGAGTTAGTAGGATTAACATATCAAAGAGAGCAACAAGTAATTGCTTGGCATAGACATATTTTTGGTGGAAGATTTGGTATAGCAACACTTACAGTTTCTGATTATGCAAACATTGCAAATGGAACTAAATTAACTTTAACAAAATCAGATGGTACAACTGTAGACTTTACTTCTACTACAGGAACTGCTGGAACGAATGAGTTTAAAACTGAAACCAATAATAATACTACCGCAACTAATTTAAAAAATGCAATCAATGCTCACGATAATTTTACTGCAACAGTATCTAGTGCAGTAGTTACAATTACAGAAACAGCACATGAAGCAACAGGATATTTAACTATTAAAAGTTTTGATAAAACAAGATTAACAGCAACCAGTGAAGGTAAGGCAATGGTAGAAAGTGTAGCTGTTATTCCTACAGATGATAAAGAATATCAAACTTATGTAATTATAAAAAGAACAATTAATGGTTCAACTAGAAGGTATGTTGAATATTTAAATGAACTTGATTTTGATGAAACAGATAATACCTCATTTAATTTTTTAGATAGTGCATTAAGTTATAGTGGTTCAGCGGTTACAACTCTTTCTGGATTACAACATCTTGAAGGTCAAGTTGTTTCAATATTAGCAGATGGTGCAACGCATCCTAATAAAACTGTTGCGTCTGGTGCGATAACTTTAGATCGTTCAGCAAAAGATGTTAAGATTGGTTTAGCATTTATATCTTTATTACAAACTATGAGACTAGATGCTGGATCGCAAGATGGTACTTCACAAGGTAAAACTAAAAGAATATTTGATATTACAGTTAGAATGTTTGAAACTATTGGTGTAGAGGTTGGATCAGATTTATCTGATATGGAAAGAATACCTTTTAGAAGTTCTGCTAATTTAATGGATGAAGGTATACCACCATTTACAGGAGATAAAGAAGTAGAATTTAGAGGAAACTACGAGACAGATGGGTTTATTTTTGTTAGACAAACACAACCTTTACCTTTTACAATTTTATCGTTATACCCAAGGTTAGTAACAAATG